ACCAAAGAGAACCGCGAAATAGACATGCGGAACGTCTCGCACGGTCGCCTCATGAAGGCACTGAATGTAATCAGGCTCAGGAATGCGAACCGGCTCATCCATCTCGCTGTACTTGTTCGCCACCGCTGCATTGAAATTCTTGACCTCCAGAAGGCCACCGTCCTCAGTCACGAAGTCAAAGTGAGCGCGGAGCCATGATTGCGAGCGATGCGTTCCTGGATCGTCCAGAGGGCTCGTGCTGATGCCGGTGATGCTGGTGAAAATCTCTGCAATGGTCGGCTGCATGATAAGCCCCATGCGAACCGCTTCATTGTCTGACAAATCAGCGCGCTCAATCTCGCCACGCTTCTCGCGCAGAACGTCGTAGAGATGCCCAGAGACGGCTCTGCGGCTGTCCGTTGCCCACCACGCTGTAGCGCGTTCCTCTTTGCTAAACCCATCCATGTGTATCTCCCTGTGCTGGATGCGACAGGCATACATAACTGCCAAATCAAACCACTTGTCAATAGGTTTGCATTGTGGTTTAACAAATTATTGTCAGCACTGCGCAATCGACACGGAAATTTTCGATTGAGCAGCGTTGGCGGCAATCAAATCAGAATTTTTGATTACAGCCGGTAGAGAGGGGAAGAGCATGAAAAAGAAGGTGTGCATGGTCAGCGACGAATTGTCTCAAGCCATCGAAGATTTTCGCTTCAAAGAGCGCTTCAAAAATGAGAGCGATGCGATACGATACCTTCTTGCGAAGGGTTTGGACGTCTGCGTCAACCTGCCGCAGCCAGAAGAAAAAGACGAGGAAAATCAAAATGTTGAGTGATTACGAGCGAGAGTTATCCACACATTATGCACAGGTAAGAAAACGTCTGAGGGGGGAGGTTCTAAAGAAACCAATGCCCATTCCGCCCAGACCTGAGCCCGTGCTGGAGGTGCTGGAAAACCCCAAGCCTGATCCGGTCGTCGTCGAGCCCAAGCGCGACTTCGTGCTGATCGTCAATCAGCTTCCTTGGAGGAACCATGAGAAGGAAGAGGAAGGCGTTCGGGTCGAGCTTTTCAGGCGGTCGTACAAAAATGTGCTGGATGATGTTTCACGGGAAACGGGGATACCGGCGAAGCTCATCATTGGACGCCAGCGCTGCAAGCACATGGTCGAGGCGAGGCGCTACTTTTGGTGGAGAGTGGTGGAGGAATGCCCTCACCTGAGCATTGCGGACATTGGGAGGCGGTCAGGACACGATCACACAACGGTCCTACATGCGGTCGCCCGGTTCGAGGAAATTTTGGCTGGCGAGTTTAACGACCACCGCGTGAAAGGCGCTCCAAAGAGCCCGCGGGAGCGCGAAAAGAGCGGTCGATATGTCCGCCACAGAGCCACCGGGCGCAAGTGGACCCCCTTGGCAGGGCTCAATAAAACGGTAGACTGAAACATGAAGCCCCGCCAGAGGGAGCACTGACGGGGCTTCGAAACAACGAGCGATACGGGCGCGCGTTGGGAGGAACCCTGTCTCTATACAGGGAGTCCTGTCATTGCGCAATCCATTGAAGGAGTTACGCAATGAAAAGTTTAGACCTCGCGCAAACAATTAGACTGATGATTGACGCGGGTTGCGACACCGAGCAGATCAAACGTGTCTGCGATGGTCACGCTGAACAAGAGAAAGCGAAGCGCGAAGCCCAGCGTTCGAAATGGCGTGAAGTGAAACAAAAACAGAGATTGTCCACAGTGTCCACGAAGAACTCAGTGGACATCGTGGACCCCTCTCCCCCTGATGGTTTCCCCCCCGTCCCTATAAGTATACTTAATACCCCCCCTTCCTTAACCCCCTCACCCGTGAAGCGCGCACAGCGCGCAGCCCGTCTTTCCGAGGATTGGAAGCCGAAGGAATTCGAAGGGGAGACCGTCGAGCTGGAGAAGTTCCGGGACTGGGCTCGGTCGGCTCCGGGTCAGAAGGGCGTCAAGGCCGACTGGGATGCGACTTGGCGAAATTGGATGCGCCGGGTGCGCGAAAACGGAAACGTCACCAGCTTCCCCCCGAAACCGAAAGAGCGCGACCTTCGCAATATACCGGACAATCTGCTGTCGAATGAGGACTGGATGCGCAAGCGGATGCAACTCAAGGGGACATGGAAATGAGCGACATCTACACGAAGATGCTCAAGTACATGAAACAGAACCCCGGCGAGGCGATGGCGATCCATGCCAAACCTGAGCCGCACGAAAAGGCTGGGCAGGAACACGCTTGGCAAATGTGGCAGGCGTACTTTGAGCGGACGGGAAACCAGAAGACGCTGAAGGCTTGGCGATCCCATTTGGCGACGGGTGGAAAAGGGCTGACGCTACCTTGCGCCAACCCTGAGAGTTTTGATAGGGCCTACGCGGCCCAGAGAAGCCCAAGGAACCGCTACGGATACGATTAGGCGGGCTCGGCAATCATTTTTTTAGCAAGTGAGAGTAATTTTTTCTCACTTGCTCTAAAAAATCGACCTCGGCAAAGATTGGAACAAAATCGTTGCTGTGGTCGATACTTGCCAAATAACTTATTGCATTCCACGCAACTCGATCTCTCGCTATTTCTCTCTGTTTTTGCCATACCTTAACCCCTGTTTTTAGGTTGAAGCCGATTTCAGACATTTCATCGTTTGACCAATCAGGCGAGCGCAAATGCCGCTTATATTTTTTCTTCAACTTGTTCTTAACAAATTGAGCGCGCGCTTCGAAATCGGTCGGACATGCAATTCCGGCGAAAGAATTACATTCAACACAGCTTGGCAGTATGTAGCCGCGAGATGAATAGCTTGCGGGCGGGAAATGCTCGTCTGAGTTTGCCGCTTCTCCGCAATAAATGCAGCAGCGGCCATGCAAGCGAATTCGGAAAGCATCAGGAAAGCGCATAAATGCCCCTCTGAGACGTTGCAAACGACTAGACGATACATCATGTGTCTATCCGTTGCAAACGCCTCAGCGGTCTTTTAGATTAATGGGATAGCCTGGAGTGCGTCTCGCCAGCCAGCGCCCATTCTAGAGCCTTGTGGGTCAGGAGCATCATAACGTCGATGACGGTCCAAACTTGGGAGGGATCGGATGGCCTATTCTGGGTTTCGCAAAACAGCGTCCACAATTCGGGATCGGCTTCACTGCATGGCTGGAGAAGCTGAGCCGGGATCATCTTTCGGTTGCGTTCGCGTTCCTGCGCGATTTCCTCCGCAAGAATTCCTGCGGTGATGATGTTAAGCTTGCGCTGTAAATCGGCGGTCTGGCGATGCTGGCGCTTCGCCTTGGCGAGGGCGGTTAGGACCGCGGTGCGTTGTTCGTGCAGGTTCATTCCTCGCCCCCTCTATCTGTCACGGCGCGCTTGCGGGAAAAAGCGCCCCCGATTTTGCCGCTTTCGGATGCCTTAAACTTGTCGATCGAATAGGTGCGCTTTTCGGCGGGGACTGACTTGCCGCCTTTGCTGCTGATCTGAGCCCGGCGCTCTGGCGATAGCAGGGCGAAGCCCCTGGGCGATTTGTAGTTGGTCATTGGGTTTCCTTTCCTGTGGCTGGTGATATGGTCTAGGCTTAACCTTAGCGATTAGGGTTACTGGGATTATCGGTGTGACGCGCATAGTGTGGCCCCTATGCAGTTGAGGGGGGGGAGCTAGTCCCCCCGATTGGATTAAGCCGCCTGGGCGACGCTGGAGCCGGTAACTTGCGCCCATGTGGGAGGCGAAGTCAGGGCGCCATTGGACTTGATCGGCATAAGAACTCCGAAAGCGTCCAGGCCGAACTCGACAGGTAGCCAAGTCACAAGTGACGGGCTCATGCCATTGTGCGCGATTTTGATCTGCGCCGATTTGTCGAACATGCGAGCCGCTTTCATGTAGAGCGCAGCATAGGACGCGTCATATTGCGCCGCTTCTCCTGATACGCTGGACGGTGTAATCCGGCGCCAGTCGGGATAAGCGCAGTTAATCCTACCATCGACGTACGTTGCGCCCATGTAGGTGATCGTTACCTTGGGACCGTCAACGTACAATTCGGCCTTGTCGTCATGTTTGGTTAACTTGATACGATCAATCAATTCGATTGGGATGATCGTATCAGGAACGGGACTGTCGAGCGGCTCGTCTAGGCTTTGACGTAAAGCAGTCAGATAATGACCATTGGTCGCGACCATGATGATATGATCGTCGCGAAACTGAAGATTGACGCCCTTGAGGTAATAGCGTGTTTCCTCTTTTGAGCAAAAGAGCGCGACGGCCTTCAGCGCCTTGAGATTGATAATCATGATAACGTTCCCCTAATTGTGCGGCATTGCACACTGTAGCGGCCCGTGAGCCGCTAGGATTTGCAATGTTAGCCAGGGTAGGCCAGGCCGGGATATTCTGGGAGCTTGGCGACAACATTGTCTAGCCAGGGATCATGAGGGCGCTTGGCGACGCTAACACCACGACAACCGTGCTC